TGGTGGTGGAGATGTACTAGCAGGGAATGAGATCTATTACATGCTTAATACATACAAGGGAAATGTACTGAATGATATTGTAGGCTTTGCTGGAAGCGCAGCGAGTGTCATAGCAATGGCAGGAAAAAGCAGAATCGTTCCTAGTGGCATGGTGATGATACATAACGTATCGAGTAGTGCTTCTGGAGATTACCATGCAATGGATAAGCAGTCAGAAATACTTCAGGTTGCCAATAGCGCGATATCAAATGCATATCGAGTAAAGACAGGTATGAGCCAGAAGGATCTATTAAATCTTATGGATAATGAGAGCTGGCTTGACGCAGAGAAGGCTGTTAAATATGGTTTTGTTGATGAGGTAATCAACGATCAGGCAGGCATTATAGCAGGGAATCAACCAAAGAACCTGTATAATGCCTGCTTTACTAATGTACTCAGTCAGGATGTGATTGAGAAAGTTAGAAATTCAATTAAGAATCCGCAGAACCTACAGGGTAATGGGGATTTATTAATAAAGGCACAAACACAACTTAATCTTTTAAAATTGAAAGGGGTAATAGGAAATGAATAAAGAACAATACTTAGCAAAAAGACAAACTTTACTTGACGAAGCGCAGAACTTATTAAATGAGGGTAAATTTGAGGATTCTCAGGCAAAGCAGGAGGAAGTTAAGAAGCTCGATGAAGATTTCGAGAACTACGCGAAAGCTTCGGCGAATCTAGCTGCTCTAGCAGGCAATCCGGTTGTAAGGAATGTTGCAGGTTTAGGACTAGGAAACGTGCAGGGATCAGTAGTAGCTTCTACGACTTCGCAATCCGATGCAGATGATATCTTGAATTCTACTGACTACAAGAAAGCCTTCATGAACTACGTCATGAAGGGTGAGGAGATCCCTGCACAATTCAAGAATGCGGATGCCAATACGAAAACTAGTGATGTTGGCGAGATGATACCAACTGTTACGATGGAGAAGATCATCGAGAAGATGGAAGCAACCGGAATGATTCTTCCGCTTGTAACAAAGACTTCATACAAGGGTGGTCTTGAGATTCCAACGTCTACAGTGAAGCCGACAGCTACATGGGTGGCAGAAGGGACTGGCTCGGATAAGCAGAAGAAGTCGACCGGATCCATCTCATTCGGTTACCATAAGTTACGTTGTGCGATTTCATCAAGTTTAGAAGTCAATACAATGGCATATGCTGTATTTGAAACAACGTTTGTAAATAACGTAGTAGAAGCTATGGTGAAAGCGCAAGAACAGTCAATTATTAGCGGAACTGGAACAGGCCAACCAAAAGGAATTCTAGCAGAAACAGTAGCAAGTGGTCAAAATGTTGATATTGCTGCCAATGCAGAGCCAACGTATCAGACCTTAGTAGATGCGGAAGCAGCTTTACCACAGGCATATGAAAATGAAGCTGTTTGGTTTATGAGCAAAAAGACGTTCATGAAGTTTATTGGAATGGTAGATAGTCAAAAACAACCGATTGCTAGAATCAATTACGGAATTGCTGGAAGACCAGAGAGAACATTACTAGGCAGATCAGTAGTACTTAATGACTATATGACTAGCTTAGGTGCAACTATTACAAAGGATACCGTAATTGCCTTCCTTTTCAATCCGAAGGACTATATCCTAAATACGAACATGAATATGACGATCAAGAAGTATGAGGATAACGATACAGATGATATTGTTACTAAAGCAATTATGCTGGTTGATGGTAAGGTGGGCGATAAGAATTCCTTAGTAACGGTAACGAAGAAATTTGCTTAGTGAATGGAGAGGGGCAACCCTCTCTTTTCTGTTAGGAGTGATTAAGTGGCTTTATTAGATAGTATAAAACTTGTAATACGAGTTGATGGTACCATGCTAGATAGTGATATTCAAGATACTATCAATGCTTGTAAAGCTGATCTGAAACTTGCAGGTATTATAGAGGAAAAAATTCTAGAAAGTGATCCAATCATTTTAAGAACGATAAAGTTATTTTGTAAGTCTGAGTATAGTTCTAATGAGAATGAATCAGCAAGGTTTAGGGAAGCATATCAAGCTCTTAGAAATCATTTAGCATTATCTATTGATTATACAGGTTGACTTACATTATGAGGTAGAAGTATGAATGTAAACATAGATAACTTAGATAAACGCATATCTATTCAAACATGTAATGGTGAAACGAATGAGACTACTCTGATACATGAATGCTGGGCCCAAGTATCTAACATTAGCGGTACCGAAATCATTAAGAATCAAGTAGAATTTGCTCAGGCAACGACAAGGTTCCTTATAAGGTACACGGAGAAACCATTATCAACGGATATGCAGATTGAATTTAATGGTAGAAATTATGACATCGTATATACCAATGATTATAGTTTCTCCCATGAGTTCATCGAGATCATGGCTATCATGAGAAGTTGGAGTGTTGCTGATGAGGGTTAAGTTTGAAGATAACGAGTTAGTTGCTGAGATCCAGGACGTATTAAAGAAGATGCCTAAGATACTCGAGAAGGAGAAGAGGAACTTCTTAAAAAAAGTTGGTGACGTTATTAAGGGATTCGCTGAAAGAAATATAAAGCGCTCCAATATAACAAATGGAAGCTATAAGCACATGGCTGATGACGTAAAGTCAACAATCAGAACGGACAGGAGTGGTGAATTATTTGTAAGTGTGAGTGGTGGTAATGAGACAGGATACAAATGGAGATTCCTTAACGATGGAACCATGGACGAGAAGGGACGGCAACATACCAAGGGAACGCACTTCATGGAAAAGACGATTAGTGAATCGGAAAATGACATTGAGAAGCTTGTCGATGAACTGTTGACGAAGGTGGTGGAGTAGGTGGAAGAAGAAATAAAAGCATTGATAGAAAGTACATTACATATCACTGTTAAAACCGTTTTTGACAGCCTGAAAGTACCATGTGCAACGTTAGAATTATACTTAGAAGATGGAGCACTATTCGGTAATGGCAAATGTCTGAAAGAAAAGACTTATGTACAGATTGATCTATACTATCAACGTAAGTCTAACTGCATTGCTGCTAAGAACATGCTAAAGGCTGCTTTGATTGAACGATTCCCTTACCCTGAGATCGAAGTTTACTTTGATCCAACATGTAAATTATATCGAGCAGATATGAAATTTGTAACTTTAATATAGAAAGAGAGGTAGGAATATGGCTACAGTAGTATAGAATTAATGTCAAAAATCTTGTATATGCCATGTTAACAGACGATACGAAATCTGCTGTTACATACGGTACAGTCAAGCCGTTTTCAAGTGCAAGGCAAGTACAGCTATCACCGACTCTGGCAGCAGGAGAGATATTTGGTGATGGGGTTAAGGAAAAGTCGATGAGTAAGATTACAGGATATGATCTTACCTTAGACGTAAATAAGATTCAAGTTGATGTTAGGGCGGAGATTCTAGGACATACAATCAATAGTGAAGGCAAACTTATTATAGGTGGTGATGATCAGCCAGAGTATTTCGCAATCGGTTATGAGATTGAGCAGACAGGTAATAAGAGGGAGCTGGTATGGCTTCTTAAGTGTATCGCGCAGCCATTTGCAAATCAGGTTAGCCAGAGTGAAAAGGATATTAAGTTCTCAACGGATTCGATCAAAATTAGTTGTGTAGCGAGGGAATTTGATCGTATCTTCCAGGTTATAGGTGATACGAACTACTCAACATTTACTGATGATATGGCAGATGCCTTCCTAAAGGCTGTACCAATTTCCGTAGTTGCAGCTTAATAGGAGGATTTAAAATGAAGAAAACATTTAATGTAAAACCTCCTACCGAGATCGAACTAGTATTTGAAAGTGGAGAGAGCCTAAACATTGTATTCAATGCGAAGGCTCTTTTCCATCTATCGAACGATTTCGAGAACGGCATAAAGGCTCTTACCGATGATACTAGTCATCCTGAGATATGCGCCAAACTTATCTATGCTGGTTCGGTGGAACAGCATAAGGGTATGACACTTGAAAAAGCGAGGGAAATCACTTGCCAGTTAGATCTAGAGACTATCAACGGAATAATTCTAGAGTTTCAAGATAGCATGGGTGTTATGAAGAACGAAAAGTTACTAGAGTTTCAAAAAAAAGCGATGGCGGAGTTTCTTATGAATCTGTCGAAAAGGTAGAGGAAATCGATTGGGATATGATTTTTTACATGTATTGTATCAAACTCCGCCGATCCCAAGAGGAATTCTGGAATAGTAGTATCGGGCAGATAACTACTATGATAGATATTTATGCTGATGAGAAGCATATTCAGGCAGCAGCTTATAGTAACGAGTATTATGAACCAAAATACTTCAAGAATAGGCAAATGGAACAGGTAGAAACCATAACTAGTATGAGTCAGATAAGGGGGTAATCTAATGGGAATATTTAAGAGAACAATAACTCTGGGGTTAGATTACTCCGAGTTTAGCGGTGGAATATCGGATGTCAATTCGAAAATGAAACTCCTAGAAAGCGAATTCCAACTAGCGAAGGAGCAAGCTAAGGCATACGGTGATGAGTCGGATATCACGAGGCTAACGCAAGAGAAGTTATCGGAAAAGATCGCGCTACAGACTCAGAAGGTTAAGCTATCGAAGGAAGCATATGACAATGCGATTGAAAGCGGTAAGGCAAGTGATAAGCAGCTTGACAAGTTACATATGGCTTATAATAAGAATCAGACTGAGTTACAACGACTTAATAATGAGCTAAGTTCTTATAAAACTGAAGCAGAGGAAGCGAATACAAAGGCTGCTTCTTTTGGTGATACGATTCGAGGAATGGCAGGAAGTCTTGGTTTAGAGGTAAGTCCTGCACTTGAAGCATTGGCATCTAAATTCGATGGGCTAAGTGCTGAAATGGGTACCGCGGTATTAGGTATTGGAGCATTGATCGGAACGTTTGCAAGCTTCTCCATCGAAGGCGCTAAAATGGCTGATGATCTACTAACTTTATCAAGTACGACAGGTATTGCTACTGATGAACTACAGAAATTACAGTATGCCAGCGATTTTGTAGATGTTTCTGTTGATGCAATGAGTGGAGCTATTGCCAAGATGACGAATAACATGGATAGCGCACGTGATGGT